AGATTAGATTTTGAAATCCCTCTTCCCACAATGCACCGAATATGATTGCTGTCAATCTCAAGTCCTTTGTTAAACTCAATAATAGCCGCATTGAAATCATTACTGGCATTCTTATAATCACCTCTCTTAAAATAGATATCAGCCCTGTTGATGCAGCTAAAAAGAGTTAAGCCGCAAAGTATGCATAGTAAGTATTTCATGTCAATTTGGTTAACGATTGTTCAATAGTTTTAGCCCATTTTCAATAACAATTTTTGTCCAATTTCATTCATCATAGTCTGGCATTGTAACTAGATTTAGGAAAACCAAATTAACCAATAATATTTCTAATTTCAAGAAGGTTTTGTGAAACAATATTCGTTCATGGAACTTGATCCACTATTATTTGCAAAACACAATTAATTCCCTTTTAAATTTATCTTTTGCTTGGCATTAGAAATGCCACAAACTAAAAAATTTGCCAATTCAAGTCACCAAATGCTTCAACTCATGCAACTGACTATTCAAATGCCCGGGAAAATACTCCTTAATCCATAAATGGCTTTCACCACCGCCCCAATCCGAGGTTGAAATCCCGACTGCACAATGGCCGTCCCGTACATCCACAACAAACCATCTATATTTCGGAAGAAACGAAATGATTGAACGTTCAATCTTTTTCAGTAAGGTTTTCTGTTTGTCTTTCTGGTTTTGAATCCGGTTGTTAAAATTCCTGGCAAGATTTACAGCTCGCATGTCTTTGTTGTAATCCGTAATGCTGTGATAAACCTGCGTCTCCACTTTCGGAATCTCTCTCTTTTCCGGAATCTTCGCATTCTGAACCCGTAAATACCTTGATACCAGAATATGTAGAACTTCGTCTACGGTCAGTTTCTCAGACTTTTTCAATATTATTTTGTTTTTCTTTTTAGCCATCTCTCCTGATTTTTACGATTATACTTAAAATACTCATAACCAAATTGATAAAAACAACCAATCCAGTAGCGGCTGCGCTGATTTTTTTGATTAAAATGGAAGGAGAGAGGGCGATTGCCCCCACTCCAAACATAACCAATAAAACACTCACAGCCTGAAAGTTTTCATATCTGCTACTGCTCATGACAAACTCCTTTTATGTATTCCCACTTGATATCTGCCAGCAATTCATCCAGAGCATAAAGGGTCTGAACATCTGCCCTGAGATTTCTTTCTGTTACCCACTTCCCGGCTAAATCCAAAGCGAAGTGATCCAGAAATTCGGGACTTTTCGTTTGCATCCAGTTCAGGAAATCCCTTTTGATCAGGGTATCGGTTAAAACCTGATTCCCGTCTGAGCTTTTAAAATTGAATATCCGTGCCATTACCCAAAAACTAAATCGTTCATAATCACAAACTGGAACCAGACATCTGCCGTTTCAGCATCCCAGATGTCATACTCAATATCTTCCCAATGCTCCGGTGCCTTTTCCTTCATGGTTTTCTCTCCCCTTTTGATGGATTCCATACTGAGAATTCCAAGCTGTTCATCTGGGTTTTCATTGTCAAAAACAGGGATTTCTTCTCCCTTTTCAATGGCTGTAAAAATCCGGATTGCTGTCGGTTCATTAAGTGTCCGGTAGTCCAAATACATTTCCAGATCCAGCAATAAATACCAATACATACTGCCCCCTTCCAGAGCAGTAACCAGCAAATCTTTACGTGTTTTCCTGTTCATATCTACTTGTTTATTGATTATTGAAAAAACGGGCAGCAGAACCGCCCCTGTGATTAATTCAAAGACTTTTATTAGCGCAAATTCACCGGATTGGTATAGCGCAGGGTGTTTGTCAGTTTCCGGTACTTTTGCCTGGCTTCGTCCAAATCTTCATCCTCACCAAGGATATGAACCAAAATATCTTCATCAAACCATGCAGTCCAGACACTTCCTGAACTTTGCCATGCAACCCGTTTCCCTGCACTTAATTTTCCCCAGCCCGGCTGATATTCTCCACCTTCAATCCATTCACACAACCCTTCAATATCCATGTTTTCTATCGAGTAAATTATGGAAACAAGCCGCATAGCATTGGCTACGTCCTTAGCTTCAATTTCTTCCCGGTACCATGCTGCTACATACTTGGCAGTTTCGTTTGTGATTGATGCTGTGTTTTGGATAATTTTTTCAACTTTTTCTCTCATAACTAATTGATTTATTGATTATTGAATTACATTATAAAACTAACTTTATTGTGAAAGAAAAACAAACATAATCATAGAAAATAACAGAAAAATGCATAAAAAATGACCAGAAAATTTTGAGGTTTTTCCGGTCTGAGTGTGGTTGTAAAAAATAGTATGTCAGAATAAAAAGGCCTTGCCGAAAATGTAAAGACTAATAGAATCGGCGACAAAAATTAATTGAGTGCCAGTTTTTATTAAATTTGAGTAATGATTTGATTCTTAACATCAAATTCCCAATTACCCTTGTCTTGATCAGCAATTTCAAAAAGTTTCGAAGCAAATCTTTCTGCAATCTTTTTGTTCAGTCGGAGTATTGTAATCTTTTTCCCGTTTGAGTTAACATATACAACTACTGGTTTTATTAAAAAATTCCTTATAAAATCTATAATTAAACAAAATACACAAAGAAAGATTAAAACTCCGCCTAACGTTTTTAAGGAATCGTAACCACTAAAAAAAGCAATCGCTCCGGTGATAAGGAAAAACATACTCAGATAATATAAAAATCGATCGATTCTAATTTTAGTTGAATCCAAAACTTTTCTTTCCAAATATGTTCCATTTTCAAGTATGACTTTGTCGTCAATAACCTTTAAACTCATGATTGACAATTTTTTGCAAACAATATACAAAATTATCTTTTATTATTCAAGCATTTGTGTATTTCTTGTGATCCGTTTTCAAAACGGCAAATCACCTTCCTGTGGTTGGAAATCAAGATTGGCTTCCGGCTGCTCAGCGTAGGAATCCATTCGACTTGTTCCGGAACTTTCCCCCGGCTTTCCACCCAGCATTTTCAGGGAACCGGCAAATATCTCGGTGATATACCGTTTTTCGCCCTGCTGGTTTTCATACGACCGTGTACGGATTTTTCCCTCGATGAACAGTTTATCGCCTTTGTTGACGTACTGCTCTACAATTTCAGCCAGACGGTTCCAGACAACAATGTTATGCCAGTCCGTATGTTCAACCTTCTTCCCTTCTCTGCTTCTGTAGGTTTCATTCGTTGCCAGAGAAAAGGACGCCACCTTTGCCCCGCCGTCCAACTGTTTAAAATCGGGTTCCTGCCCTACGTGACCGATTAGAATAACTTTGTTTACCATTTCCTTTGTTTTTTTGATGTTTAAAATCCGGACATGTCAATATCCGTTGTTTGTAAAAGTATTTTTCGTACCTGCAATCTCTGTGATACTTGCAGCTTAGACAATTTCTCATGAATTAAACTCCTTAGAATGAACTGGATAGTATTATGGTATGGATTGCTTTTGAATAGCATAGGGAAATTGAGTTAAGAAACGTTTACACCCACTTTTGAACGGATTACAGACTTATTATCCAGAATGAAGTAAGGTTTGTTTTTCATTTTCCTGACCCGGTCGGCATTGTCAGCTATCCACCTTTTGAAGTTACCCGGCATTTCTTCCATCGCAGACACATTCACCCTTTCACCACGCAAACGCCTTATAAAATCTTCCTTTCGCATCCGTATAGGCGTGACATTACAGAAGCACTGTGGATGCCACCCGGTAAACACAAAACTTTTCGGATATTTCCCCTGCAATTCATCGCAAATATCAAAGCGTGGATGCTGCGCTGAAAGGTTCACCCGGTACCCCAGAATAAAGTCCTGACTTTGCCACCTGAGATTGTCTGCTCTGCGGTAGGCCGCATTGATTTCAGTCCGGCTCATACGAAAAGCATTTTTAAATGAGGAACGATACACCCCTGTTCCGGGATGGAGTTTTTTGGCTGCATTGCTTAGCCTTAAATCCCCTTTCGGGTCCCGGACTTTCCGAAACAAATCATCCGGCCTTTCAAGATACCATTTCACCTGTTCTGCAATGTCAGCGGCACTTTTCCCTTCGGACACACCGATAAGCAAGTTGGCTTCGAGTTCATCCCGGAACCGGTTGGCTGTTTTCCAAACCCGATCGGCCAATGTCCGCGAATTCCTTTTCCGGGAAATAAAAGCATTCAAGGCTTCCGTGTTCCTGGCCATCATTGCTTTCTGCCTGGCTTTAAATCCTTCAACGCCTGAGAAGTAATAGGTTACGTATTCATCGTTCATTTCGTTCCCAACTCCCCAGGCGCTTTTCATTCCACCGGAAATGTTTTCGTACAACTGCGCCTCAAATCCTCCCATCATTTCAGTCAGTTCCCGGTTCAGTTTAGGGTTGGTTTTGAACTGAAAACTTTCCTGCGTCCGGATAATTGGTACGTTGGCAAACTTTTCAGCAAACTGTCTGGATACCCGGATAAAAGCAGACTTCATGGCTATCTCCTGCCTTCTTCGCAACCTCAATACTTTCCTGCGATATTTTTCTTCAACCTGCACTAAATAAAGCTTTCTCCTCCAAGTTCCTGTTTTTCTTCTTCCTCAATTCGCTCAATTTCCTTTTCAGCATTTTCAACCATCGGGTTTAACTCAACGCCCCGTTTCCGGGACATTACTTTACCGTTGTTGGTAGCTGAAACCAAACCATCCACAATCTCTTTCGTATTTTTAGGCATGTATGGTTCCATCTGCGGAACAATAACCATCTGTTTGAATTCACTTTCGAGGCCGTAAAGCATGGCAACAATCCTGCTGATAATATTCAACCGCCTTTGCACCCCGATTCCGAAGATTTCCCACTTTGTTTCTGCTTTCATGTGGGGATCGGAAAAAAGCAGTTGCAGCAAAGCATTGCTGTTGTGGGTAAATGACTTGATTTTGGAGAATGAAATGTTCGGTATCTGCGTTCCGTTGAAAATCAGGTCGTCGTTTATTTCGAATTCCGTTTTTGTCGATTCAGGGCCTGAATCCCAAGTGAGGTATTCCACATCACCTTCCCCTTCCACGGTAATGATTTTCCCCTGTTCGCCTTTGTCGGCAAATCCTTTGACCTCTCCCTTAACTTTCACCATCGGCGAACCAAAATAGTCATTCGTATCCCCAAAGTTTGAAACAAGGGTTTCCTGTCGTGAACAGGTACTTTGAACGTCATGCCATTCCGGGGCAACCTGGTTGTAATAAACAATTGGGATTTTCTTCAACACATTGGCTTTGGGTGCTTTTTCATGCGTCCAGCCATTTTCTTTTTCCACAAGATAATATCTGAGCTCTTTGGTGAACGCATCCATTTTACGGATTTGCTCCCCCTGGTCGTCCTCAAACACATATTCCCGGCAAAAAATTTCCAGTTCCCCCAGTTCATTAAAGTAAGGCAATAGTTTGTCCCCTTCGGACGGAGAGAAGATTTTCAGTTTCAGTTTATACTGGTCGTCCAACACAGTATTTTCATTCTCCGCAACATGCCAGTATTCGGCCACTTCCATTTCAGAAAGCATCCGCCGGAGTAATTCCCTGTTTTTAAAGTCAAGTTTCGTATCCTTCCAAACCTTTTTCACCCGGTTAAACAGTTCACTTTCTTCTTTTCTTTCCCCGAAAAACTCAGGAGTGATCTTGATTTTGTTCCCCAGCATCAAACCAATAAGCCTTTCCACAATAAGCTTTTGGTAGGGTATTCCTATTCGGTTTACCGGCTGTGTCGTGGTTTCATAAATGGGACCGTTGCGCCCTTCACCCCGATACTGTTTGATAATTTTGTCCGGGCGTTTGGTTGAATCAAACACATCATGCAAATCCACATCAAACTGTGTTTTTGCATCCTGATATTTTACTTTAAAAGAGGGTTTCTTTTTCTCGATCAGTTCAATCGCTTCCTTTGGGTTTTCCTTCAACAAATCCGTTAATTTCATCTTCAAAACTTTTAATGGAACATTCCGGTTAAATCAACTTCTTTGCTTTGCCCGATGCGTGGATAGAAGGTATTGGCCAGTGCATCCGATTTGTCCGGCGACCTTCCAATCCGTTCAATAATATCTTCTTTGGGTTCAATAATGATTTTGCCGTTTGACTGAAACTTGTATTCGATGGAAGTCAGTTCTTCGGTCAGTTCATCGTCCGGGGGCAAACAGGCTTTGGAATCAAAGGCAGGATTCAGCCAGTCACGAATACACCAATAGAGGTAAGCCCGCATGTTCTCGAACTCATACCCTTCGGTGTAATCTTTCAGCCCTTTGGCTCCCTCAGAGAACTTACAGGAAACAGCCCGTTTCATGCCTTGTTCTTCCAGCCTCGAATACACCCCGGCGCCTTCTCCAATGGTGTCAATAACGGCAATGCCTTCGCTATCTTCGTTGAGAGTTGCCTTGATTTTCCCGGCAGTTTCCATGTGGCTCGATTTTCCGTAAACTTTAAAAGGAAATACCACCCAGCCTTTGCGTGAGCAAAAGACCGTCATGTCCCGTCCCATTCCCGCCACATCTACACCAAGACGCAATGAATCAGGAATTCTCCAGCCCTGCTCCATCTGCACAAGGTATCTTTCCTGTGCTGCTTCAACCCAGCTAATGGGTATCAACTGTTCATCGGATTCTTTCGGAAACTCACCAAGTACTTTTACCCGGAAAAGGTCACTCGGTCGGTACCACTGACCGTTCCACTGAAAATCAAACTCAGCGGGATTGACCTCACTTTCTGCAGTCTTAAATGCCCAGCCGGGTTTATTGATTTTTTCATCCACCCATTCATAATCCACCTGCCCCGGGATTCGCAACCGCTTAAATTCAGCTTCGGTAATTTCACCCTTTAGCATCTTTCCATAATTCACCACATTCGGGGCGTTCATACAGTTCAACACAAACTTGTGGTACTGGCCTGATGTTTGACTTTTGTAGGCTTCTCCGACTGTTCGGTTGGGATTGAAGATTAAAACAAGCCGGGAGTTTCCCTGCAGAATCCCTTCAATACTGTCAAATGTGGTCTGGCTCAGTCCTGATGCCTCAGTTATTACTACCATCACGTTTTCAGCATGGATTCCCGACCAGGATTCTATGGCTTCATCATCTGCCTTGAAGCCATGTAAATACCAGTCTTTATACATGGGTTGTTCCCAGCGGATACCGTCTGACATCAAACGTCCGAGCATGTAATCCAGTTTTCCTTTGGAATAAAACTTTGAAATTTCCGGGATCATGATGTTGCGTATCTGCCTGCCGGTGGGGGCGGTGTTAATTACCTTGACTGACGAATATTCAGCATAATCACCTACTTTGTTCCATGCTTCGAGGTACAAAAAAAGGATTGACCCCACAGCGCCAACAAAGTCCTTTCCCCGTGCCGTGCCTGACCTTACTGATGTTCTGCGGTTCTTTTGGATGGAATAGAGAATAGCTTCCTGCTCCGGATCGAGCCTGACACGAACCATTTCCCTTGCAGCTTTGCAATAGTCGTTTTTCCATGCAAAGTACTTTTTCCAGAACTTTGGATTCATATCAATCCTCACTTTCATCTTCGTCAACAAAGTTTAGGAACGGATGGGTTTCAATCTCCACATGCTGTTTCTCTCTCCAATCTTTGGGTTTCCGGTTCTTCAACCAGTTCATGGCAGCAGCAGGGTTGGGCGGGAAATACTTTTCGGTTTTTTCAATCCGTGCCGGTTTCTGTTCGCCTTTTTCATTGACCGTAACAATCACTTTCTTTTCCGTCTGAGTAAATCCATTGGCCAGTTTGTAAAGTGAAAACTCCACATTGAAGTCAGCCGGTTCCCTTCCCATCTCAACTGCGTCTGAAAACTCCCTGATTTCAGCCTTCCACTTGTTAAAAGTTGACCGGGCAATCCCCATCTGTGAGGCAATTTCTTTTCCTGTAAACCCCTGCATTGCAAGACCTCTGGCCCAATTCAAATGAATATCCGGATTGTATTTCGTAGGTCTTGCCATGGTTACTGATTTTGGTTTTCGTACAGGTCAATCACATAAGAAAGCCCCTCCCATTTGCGGTGTTTTGAAATCTTTTCATCCTTTTCCAGCGCATCAATAACCGTTTTCACCCTTTCGGCCACTTCCACAGGAATTGCAGCATTTCCAAAGATTTTAGACAGGGGAACCCATTCCTCGTTTTCGTCAAACCCGGCGTTATCCATCACCTCGTTTGTAATCTCAATCATCTTATGGATAGCTGCTCCGACATTTTTTATGTCCGAAAACTTCTGGTATTTGGACAGGGTGGACAGCAGCCCTTCAAACTGGTCAATATGCGCTGCGCCAATGAAATCTTTGTTCCCTTCCACATTGGAAACCAGCAGTTCCAAATCTTTAACCTGGTGCGGCAAAAAGATAAACTGCATATCCTGCCAGTCATAGTCCAGCATGGGAGAAATCAGTTTATCCAGCGTTCCTTCCGGTTCACCCAGAATATCTTTTCCGATATAACTTTCAATCATATCGTCCACGTCATCAATCAGGGCGGCAATCTCTTTCAGTACGGACTTATCATCAAACCCGTTTATAGCATTGTGTGCTATCTGCTTTGCTGCAATCTGGCTCCGGTTCAGGTTGGTTATATCCAGTATGGCAGGGATGGATTTCAGCCCCGCCTCTTTGGATGCCCTTACCCGGTGGTGACCGGAAACAATCTCTACTCCTTTCTGGGTTAAGGCCAGAAACGGCAAACTTTCCAGCGTCCCCCGTTTTTTGATGTTCTCATGCAATTGCCTGAACATTTCAGGCTTCATCAGATGGGCGTTCTTATCCTGTTCCCTCAGTACATTTACATCAGCTCTGACAATAAGCAGTCCTGAACCAATATCCGCTAATACCTCTATTCCCTGTGGGATTTCGACTTCGCTCTTTCTTTTCTCCATCTCTCCTCTTTTTTGATAAATTCTGCAACCACTTCCTCGGTCGTTTGCTCCCTGATTTTGCAATGATAGGTAAGCTTGTACCCCAGCTTTCCCTTTTCTTTTTTCTTAAGTTTCATGATACCCCGCATCTCTTTTGATTCCGGGTACTTGGTAAGCTGGGTAGTTTGGATTCCTTCAAATTTGTTTAGCCTGAATTCGGGAATAAATGCCTTTAGTGTTCGCCGGTTAATGGCAATAAGGGTAAGCAACCGGTTTAACCGCAGATAATCATGTTTGATGGTAATTCCGTACATGACTACAATCTCCTTTAGCTCTTTACCAAAGGCAATCTGGTAACCCAGCACCCCTGCAATCATACCGTCGATGAACAGTCCGATGTTTATCTGAGCCTGACCGCCTGAGAAATTGTGCGTCCATATTGCCCGGTAGTAAAAGGCATTCTGCGGTTCTATCTTGGTGAATGTAATCTTGCTTTTTTCGGTGATAACGTAGTTGGATGGAAGGATGGAACAGTCCAGTGGTCCAAGGTCTCTTTCATCTGGCCGAACAACGATTTTTCCACCGGCCAGACGAATTGCCTCGTCCGGATTGTTGGTAGTCAGGTAAACATTAACCCCTTTCCTTACCCCGTAACGGGCAAAAACCGGATACCCGGCCATCTTCCCCACTTCGTTTTCCTCATAGCAAAGTATCAATGCCTTTTTGCCAGCCATCCGTTCACGCATCAGTTCAATCAGGCCGGTTTCAGGGTCAAAAATATTGTAGTGTGGTTCCTTCCATGACAAATTGCCTTTGGTGTCGTACCATTTTTCAAAACCTGCTTTGTAGGTCGGGGGATTGGCAAATATCAGGGCTTTTTCATCGTCCATCACCTCGTCC